AAGGTTGAACTGCAATGTAAACGCAAGGTATCTATGAGGGCTGAGGTGGTGGCGATCACAACTATTACACGCCAGTACCAGGGCTCTGTTTGCCTGCCTAATGTTGCGTTGTACTCTGCGGGATACCGTAACTCAAAAAATGTCACAGCGAGGTAAGTATGCCAGCGTATTTCTCTCCAGATGCCTGCTTTTGTCCTCTGTGCGGTAAAAAGTTTAATGCAAGGGCAGCATGGAAACATATTAATGATTACCACCCTAAAGCATCAGAGAAAGAGCTTAAAATTATCCGTGACGCCAAAAGAGAGAAAGTACCGTTCGCTACGAAACCAGTGAGGGCAACAAAAAGCTCAATTCTTTGTCAGCCTTACTGGTCTTCAGGTCCTGATTACTCTGGAGGATTGCCATCACTAGGAAAGAAAAGATGAACCCGCTTAGGCGGGTTTTTTTATTGCTGAAAATTAGCTCTCTGGTTGCGTCAGAGCAGACCGAGCCACTTCGCTCGTAGCTCTCCGCGACAAGAAGCCGGAAGTAACCGAACGCAAGCGTAACCCGGCATACAAGAAGCCGGTTAACCATCCTACCCACTTGATTAACGCGCACCAGAAAATGCGCGGTAAATCGATTCCATTAATTTGAGGTGATATATGGAAGAAGAATTTGAAGAGTTCGATGAACATCCACAGGATGTTATGGAACAATACCAGGACTATCCGTATGACTACGACTATTGATAAGAATCAATGGTGTGGACAATTCAAACGATGCAATGGATGCAAGCTGCAATCTGAATGCATGGTTAAGCCTGATGAAATGTTTCCTGTAATGGAGGATAGGAAATATGTCGTTAAATGGGCAATAAGAACCACCGCAATGATTGAAAGAGAACTGGAAAAACTAAAGGCCGCATAGTCGGCCTTTCTTTTTGGGCAAGCCACTTATCTGAGGTGAGATATGGAGTTAATTGTTGATATTGACCACGGCATCGCCGTAAATGAAAGCGCCATTGCGGCTTTGCTGAGGGATGAGAGAAACACCGGCAATACCATTGTTGTCCTTGTTTCAGGGAAGGAATTTGTCGCTAACGTACCACTAACAAAGATGGTGGAAATGCTCAAAAAAGGACTCCCACCAGAGGAAATGAAGGAATCACTTACCTGTGCTGGCAGTGATTCAGGCGTCGGAATACAAGTATGATGCCCAGTTGGTAAATTCGCAGACAAAAACTGCCGCGCTCTTACTTGATAATGGGTCTGATATTCTTCTGACTGCGTCTCTGATATCTGAAACTTCAGAAGGGCTAGCCCCAACATATGTTCCGGTTGGTAACTTTCTTACCGTAGAGCCAGGAGCCTGAATTGTCTTTCTGAAACCAATCGACTGCATGGCCTCATGCAGTTTTTCATAATCTTCACCATCGGCATCGAATAATTCGACCCTGACCAGATAATCCGCCATGAAATAAATCCTTTTTGACTGTGGAAAAGACAGTCTACCCCCTTCCTTGGCTGTGGAAAGTGAAGGAAATCACGCGCCGGGCGTGGCTAAACATCCCGGCAACCCTTGTTGTCTGTTCGCCCTCTCCGGAGGGCTTTTTTTCGCCTGCATATCAACAGCGCTTCATTCGAGGCGTTTTCGCTATGCCAATTAACCAAGGATAACACCATGCAACAGTTCGCTTTTGCAGGGTGGCCTGTTGTGGGCTGCTCTGAATCGCTACTCGACCTCATCACCCGCCGCATGCGCGGTATCTGCAAAACGCTTAAGGAGCTGACATGTACGGCAATCAAACAGTAAACCATCAGGCCCTTATGGCCGCGCAGAGCAAGGCGGTTATTGCCCGCTTCCTCGGTGACGCCGGGATGTGGTTACAGGCGAATCAGCAGATGAAGCAGGCAGTGAGCATGCCATGGTACCGGAGGCCGCAATGAAGACTATTAACCCTCGCGACATGACGGATGAGCAGTTTTCCCGCCTCATGAAAGATTTGATGAAACAGCAACCGAAACCACAGGAGCAGAAGCAATGAGACTGAGCCTGACAGATGTTAAAGAAATTGAGCAAATTATCGCCGCGCTGGACGCAACGGATAACGAGCGCATCAGCGATGAAGTTGAGCGACTGGCGAAGAAAGCCAACCCGTTTATCTCGGCTCTGGCGGCCACGGATGCGGATGAACATACCGCTGACGCCATCAATTACCTCGAAGGACACAGCATCGCGTTTCAGGACGCATCCGAGGGTTGGTGGATTGATGCGCTGACCGAGCGCGTTACCGCCGAGTATGCAATCGGCATCTTCAAAGCGCGACATTCACACAGGGAGGCAGCGTAATGTCATTCGATATCGTCAGTTTCGTTAAGCAGCAGGAGCCGCTGTTTTGCGGCGCTATGACCGACCAGACGGTCACATGGGCTAAGGAAAGCCAGTTTGCCATTCAGCTCTTTCAGAAAAACGACTTCCTCGCGAAGACGGCAATCAACAACCCTACCAGCGCGCAGAACGCCATCATCAACGTTGCGGCTATCGGCATCACGCTGAACCCGGCGAGCAAGCTGGCGTACCTGGTGCCCCGAGATGGGATGGTATGCCTCGACATCAGCTACATGGGCCTGCTTCATCTTGCTCAGTCGTCCGGCTCAATTAAGTGGGGCCAGTGCAAGCTGGTATGCGCAAACGACACCTACGAATCCAACGGACTGGATAAAGCGCCAACGCACAAATACAACGCGTTCGGCGACCGTGGCGAAGTGGTCGGCGGTTACTGCACAGTTAAAACGCCTGATGGTGATTACCTCACTGAAGAAATGAGCCTGGCGGAAATCAAGGCCGTAGAAGCTACCAGCAAGGCCAAGAATGGGCCCTGGAAAAACTTCTGGGAAGAGATGGCCCGCAAGACCATCGTTAAGCGCGCCAGCAAATACTGGCCTAAAGCGCAGCGTCTGGATAACGCTATTCATCTGCTTAACGATGATGAAGGTATGCATCAGGAGCCAGTCATGGCCTACCACTCAGAAGAGCAAATCAGGGAAGACGAGCGCAAGCGCCAGCAGGATGTCATTGATAAAGCCAGTGACCTTTGCGATGAAATGGCTCAGTCCGAAACTATGGACGACCTCAAGCGGAAATTTGCAGAGGCGTACAAGCTGACATCCGGCATGAAGTTGCAGCAAAACGTCCAGGCAGTATACGCAGAATGCAAAGTGAAACTGGAGGCGGCCAATGAGCAAACTGTATGAGGTTGCCAGCGACTACGCCAGGCTGATGGATGCTGATATCGACCCGGAAACCATGGCAGACACCCTCGAAGGGATTGAGGGTGAACTGGCCGATAAAATAGAGCAACTGCTTGCCATCTGCAAAAACGAATCGACGTATGCGGAGCGCCTCAGGGATGAGGCAAAGAACCTGACCGAGCGCGCAGTGAGTATCGAAAACAAGGTCGCAAATATCCGCGCCTACATCGCTACATCACTAGAAACTGCCGGTAAGAAATCAATCCGCGCGGGCATTCACCAGGTAACAGTCCGCGCGCCTTGCCGTTCTGTAGAGATAACCGACAGCGCCCTGCTCCCACCTGAATACGTCGAATACGATACGGTGATTAAGCCGGATAAGCTGGCTATCAAACACCTGCTTGAGGGCGGCAAGGATGTGCCTGGCGCGACACTGAAGACTGGTAAACCATCGCTGTTAATCAGGTAGCCGCCATGAGCGAGCCATTCAAAAAACGCCGTGGCAATCAGCAGACGCTTGGCCGCAACTGGACTACCAAAGAGTTAAACCTCATTAAATCACTGGCCGGCACCGTCCATCCTAAAGTCATCGCCCGCCAGTTAAACCGCTCATACGAATCTATCCGCCAGATGGCAAAGCGCGAGCACATCAGCCTGCGTCGCGTTTAATCGTGCGCCACGGACGGCGCGAGGAAACCCCATGATTACACATGACCCGCTTATCACACCAAGCGAGCTACAGGCTCGCGTCAAATCTCAGCCGATGCCGAGCCGCGAAGAGTTAATGGCGCGCAACAGCTTCGGCTCTG